GAATATTGGACTGCGTTTAGCTGGCAAACGGTCTATTGGACAGATGATGACCACTGGCAAGTCGGATGCTCAATTACAGCGTGATGACTTCCGAGGTATTCTCAAAGAAACGGGTGTTGCTGATAAGAACTATCATGTAACTCTTGCAGATGGTTCTAAGTTCAATATCGGACTTGATGGCAAAACTCGTTACAAGAACGTAGGCGAGAACATTGACGGCAAGAAAGAGCGTCAAGCGTGGGATGTAGACTTTAGTAACCCTTTAGCAAAATATGCCACGGATCAGATTGATCCAATGATCCGTAACATTTATGGACCTGATGCTGAGAAGGCAGGTGTTAAGCCAGAGCAGTATACTGGAATGTTTGTTAATGCAGTTACTTCTAATGCCAAGTCAGAGCAGGACGTAAAGAACAACATTCAGGCAATGCTTGGTAAGTCTACGTTTGCTAAGCAAGCTGGCATAGAAACACCATCAATTAAACCAGCAGTACCAGCAAAGGGACAGGTAGTAAGGGTGTCTCCTGGTATGTATATGAATGACAAAGGCCATGTAGGACCATCGAAAACTTTAGGGCAGGCACTAAAAGCAAATTACGGCAAAACAAAGTAGGATCGTTATGGCAAAGCAACAATCAAGATTGGTAGGGGCATTAGCAAAAGTTCCAACAGGTAAGTTGCCAGGGCGTGTATATGCTGGTGGAACTCCTTACTTTGATGAGCGTACAGGTAAAAGAACTGCCCCTCCTCAATCGCCTCAGATGGGACCACCATTGACACAAGCTCCACAGATGCAGCGTGTTTCGCCTGGTGTGTATCGCAATCCACAAGGCCAGTTGATTCAACAGCAACAGCAACCGCAACGTGCTCCTGGAACTGATCAAAGATATATTCTTGATGCTGTTAGTGGGGCAGGGAACGCTCTTAACAATGTGTTTGGACCTAAAGGCCAAGCTCCATTGAATATGCAAAAGCCTTTTATGAATCAACAGCCTTCAGCTCAGCAAGCTCCTAGGATGATGGCTCCACAGCAACAAAAATTGGACCTAAGCCAAATATCCAATATGTCCGGCGAAGAAATTCAACAGTACATAAGCCAGTTGCAGCAAGCACAACAAGCACAGCAAATGCAGCCAGCTCCGCAATTTAACCCGTCTATGTATCAAGGTCGACAAGGGGCTTAATGTCATACCAAGGCTATACAATGCCACCTCCCTCTGGAGGGCTGGATCTTGTAACTCCAATAGACAATATGGAGCCACAAACAGCATTGGAGCTTACCAACATCTTTCCTGGTGCTGGCGCTCCTACTGTACGCCTTGGGTACACTACGTTTACAACCAGTGGCGCAACTATTCCAACTACGCCAATTCGTTTCATGCACGAGTACCCATTGAAAGGTGGGACAACACAACTAATTGCTGGAACTGACGCAAAGTTGTATTCCATCTCTTCGCTTGGCGTAGTTACTGACATAACTCGTGCGGCTGGGGCTTACAGCGCAGGGAGCTGGAACAAAGAGCTGTTTGCAGGAAATATATATCTTTGTAATGGAACAGATGCTCCGCAGGTATATACAGGAACAGGCGTAGCTATTGACATATACGCTTCGGGCGTAACTGGCGGTCTTACAACTTTAGCGCAAGTAGCTTCCTATAGAGAGCGATTATACTTTGCCCAGAAGAACACTTGTTTAATGTGGTACCACACTGGCGCTGGAAGCATTAGAGATACTTTTGCAACTGGACCTTCGGTTGGACTTGGATCGTATGACTTTAGTTACATCTTTCGTCGTGGTGGCTTTCTTTCGTTCATTGGTTCTTACACAAATACAAAAGGCGTAAGCACTCAAGACTTGTTCATGGCAGTTTCATCAGAAGGGGAAGTTGTTCTCTATTCTGGAGCTTCCCCAGATGATACCGCTTGGACGCTGGTAGCTCACTTTATTATTGGAAAACCACTTGGGCGCAAGGCGTTTGTAAGAGTAAACCAAGATGTATGGATTATTACGCAGCAAGGAATTATCCCTGTATCTGCGCTCTTTGAAACAGACCCAGAGCAAGCACTAAATATAGTTAGCTTGAGAGTTAATCCACTTATAACTCAATACGCTACTCAATCATCTTCAGAAGAACTATGGGGCGGATTCTTTTGGCCGCAAGGAAGAAGAGTTTATATCACCCTTCCTGATAGTGCTTCCTCTGCCACGTTATTAGTTTATTCACTTGATACAAAAGCATGGACACAATTTGTGCTTTTCAACGGAGAACACGCAGTAGCATCGTGCAAGTATCTTAACCTTCCATTCTATGGTTCAAACACTGGAGCTATATACCAAGGAGAGACAGGCTATGCTGATGCGGTTACGTCAACTACATCTCAGTCTATAACCTTCTCGTGTCGTACTGCCTTTTCGTTCTATGGTGCTAGAGGTAATTACAAGGCGTTTAAGGATATTCGACCGTTACTAAAAGGCAAACGTGGCGTAACTCTTAACCTTGGACTTGATACTGATTTCAAACGTCAGGCAGTTCTTACTCAAGTAACTACTCCGGCCTCAACATTTACTGCGTGGGGTGCTAGGTGGGGAAGTAATGGCGCAGCACGAACGGCGTTTATTTACCCTGGGGATGTTCCTCCGGTAGCGCCATCCCCTGCGACAATTACAGTTTCATCATACTTTCAACCATGGTCAGCAGACGTTGAATATATTTACGATAGGTATGCGATAGCAGGGCAAGGTCATTCTGCGGCTATCAGAGTTGGTGGAAGCGTTAAAAACTCCTCGTTACAGTTTTTAGGATTTGAAATAAGATACGACTTGGGTGGACAGGTATAGTTATGGCAACGAAAACAAAAACTGCATTATCCAAAAGCCCTACGACTAAGCCAGCAGCGAAGCCAGCTCCTTCTGGTGCTAGTAAATGGGTTCGTACTGGACCAGGTCAGTACAAAGACCAGTATGGCAATGTGAAAAAAGGCCAAGCAAAAGCACCAACAGCTAATAAAGCTCCTGGCGCAAAGTCTGGCGCTACCCCTGGTACTGCAAAGCCACAACCAACAGATGCAGAACGATTCGCCAGATTGAGTCCTGAGCAGCAGGGCAATGAGATGGCTGACGTTTCTGGTCAGTTTGGAAAAGATATTTTGGGTAGAGCTGGTCAGTTTGACCCAAACAATCCTTGGGCAAACGTACAGCAACAAGGGTTTTCTGACCAAATGGAAGCAGCTCGCCAAAACACTATGGCGCAGTTTGAGCGTTCGATGGGGCCAGAGTTTCAGCGACAGGATGCTGAGTTTAATCAACGGATGGCAGAGCAAGGAATAGATCCTAACAGCGGAGCATATCAAGCTCAGTATAAAGCTATGAAGGATGCTCAGAACAACGCTCGTCTTAATGCTCAATCACAAGCCTTCCAGCTTGGTTCTCAATACCAACAGCAAGGCTATGAACAGTTCATGGGAGGGCAAAAACTTCCGTTTGAGCAATACGCTGCTACTGAAAAGATGTGGACGTTGCCATACACAGCATCAGCAGAGGCTACACAAGCTGAGAAAACTCGCCAAGCTCAAATACAGCAAGCTCGTATTGGTGCTGGCGCTAGTGTTGCTGGTGCTCGCATCGGTGCTGAATCTGCTCAAAACATAGCGGCTATGCAGGGTATGCAAGGGTACCAGACACAACAGCAGCCTAGTTTTGGAAGTTCCCTTGCTCAAGGAATTGGGCAAGTACTTCCTATTGTAGCAATGAACTACGCTAAAGGATCTAAATAATGGCAACTAATCCTATTCTTGCAGCACTTGCTGGAGTCAATACGAACGCCCTAGAAACTCCATACGGATTGGGATTGCAAGGCTTAGCTGTAGCAGCTCCAAAGATGTTTAACCCATACGCAAGTACTGGACAGTCACTTGGCGTAGCTCTTGGAACTGGATTAACCAGTGCGCTACTTGCTTATCAAGCTAGGAAGCAAGCAGATGAAGAGAATATGGCTATGCAGCCTCTCATCCTGCAAGCACTGTCTGCTAAGAACCCAGAGGATGTGTTGAAGGTTACTTCTGCTCCTGGTGGAGGAAAGCTAAGAGATTTTGCTCTTCAAACGTATTTAAGCAAACTAGAAAAGCAACAAGCTAAAGAAACAGCAGCAGAGGAGCGCAAAGCGGATCTCGCAAAAGCTCTCCTTGGAAGTCCATATCTTAATCGGCAAGAGGCTTTAACTCTTGCTGGAATTAGCCCTAAAGTAACTCCATTACCAACTACAGAGCTTGGAGCTACGGCGGCTACAAAGCTAGAAACCCCACAGGTATCTTCTCCAACTGAAAGACCAATTATAAATTATGTTTCCCCAGAGGAGAGGGCAAATTTATCTCCTTATGAGCTAAAGCAAAGAGAAGCTGAAGTATCAGATCAAAAGTATAGAGCAGAGCAGTGGGACAAGGCGGAAGAAAGAAAAGCAGCTAAAACAAAGTCTGACGAAGAGTTTAAGGCTGGGCAGCAAGAGAAGACAGATACAAAAATAATTAACCTACGAAAAGATATTGATAGTGACCCAATCACAAAAGCATATATTGAATCAAGAGCGGCATTAAAGTCTGCTCGCTCTCTTGCTCAAAGAGATTCTAAAATCTCAACAATAGCATTAAAGAAAATTGCAGAAAGAGGATTTAACCCAGGGAATCAAGTTACAATGCAGGAGTTGGCTGCATATCAATCAGTAATGCCAATACTTGATAAGTATAGAACTTGGATTACTTCTACAGCAACGGGGTCATCAGACCTTACTCCAGAAGCAAGGCAAGAACTTGTGGATGCTGTAAATATCGTAGTTGATAATCTTGGCAATGCGTATAATGAAAAAGCTAAAAATCAATTTGATTATGCAGCAAGCAAAGGATGGACTAGCAACTTAAAAGATATAGCTCCAGTCGATCTTCATGTTTCTCGCTCTGAAGCAATTAAGGGTGTCCAAGCCATTCAACAACGACTTGAAAAGAATAAAGAGCTTATTGCTTCTGGCAAACCAGGAATGTCGGCAACTACTAAATCTGCAATAGAAGCTGAATATACTCGTCTTAAAGGACAACTATAATGGCAACGCTAGAAGAACTCTTGGCACAAGCTGATAGTGAGTTGGGGTCATCTCCTTCTGCCATGCCTACTCCTGTTAGTGCTCCAACAGTTACGTCTGCAACTCCATCAGTTTTAGGAAGCTATTTAACAGGAGCGAAGCAAGGAGTTCTTGATTTACCAGCCAACTTCTTTGGGATGGTAAAAGATGTTGGAGGACTTGCTAGTGAAGCATTTGCTCCAAGTGCAATTAATCAAATTAAAAGAGAGATCGAAAGACAGCAACTTGGATTAAATCCTTTGCAATATGCGTTAATGAAATTTGAGCGTGGCGCTGAAACTGTTGGCCGTGGAGCTAGTCAAATAGCTGGAGCAGGAGCAGGAGCTATTATTGGAGGGCCAGTAGGAAGCGCAGTTGGAGCTGGACTTGGTGACGTTGCTTTCACGACTTTAGTTGATGCGCTTACTGGCAAAGCTCCAACTTCATTAGAAGAAAAAGCATATCAAGCTGGCTATGGGACTGGAGGAGCAGCAGGAGGAGAGTTCGCTGCTCGTAGACTTCCAAGTGTTATTGAAGCATCTCAAAGAGGGACAAAGGCACTAGAAAGAAAAGTTACAGAAGCCGTTGGCCCACAGACCTATGAAGGGGCATTAGCAGAGCTTGGTAAGCAAGAAACGATTAAGCGAGCATATCCTGAATCTATACTTGCTCAACGCATAAAGGAGATGAAAAAAACTCCTATACAAGTTCAAACAAGCGCAGAACTATATCCAACTGGCCCTGGGGCAATGATTGAAAAGGCTATTGCTGGACAACCAGAATTTCAACTTCCATATAGCGCCCTTCGTTCTTCGGCAGAAGAAGTAGGATCTAAGAAGTTGCTAGAATCCATGCTACCAAGCAAAGCAGTACTTGAAGCTCCAGAAACTCTTGGAGCTTATGAGCTTGGAGAAGTTAAACGTGAAGCACTTGTTAAAGGTGATCAAAATTTACAGGCAACCATAGAAAGCCTGTACGCTCCTATTGATAAGAAATATAGCGTTAAAAAATGGGGACCAGCTAAAGCCAACATTACCAAAGCTATAGAAACTTATGCTGGTGGTGACAAATACGTTACTGGAGATTTCAAAACTTTAATTGAGGATATTAGAAACAAGAAAGAATTTACTGTTGGCAATATGCAAGTGCTTCGCTCAAAGGCACTTTCGTTTGAGCGTGGATTCAAAGATGTTGGCGATAGAGGGCTTGCAAAAGTAGCAAACACTGTCGCAGAGCAACTACGAAACATGATTGAAAAAACTCCAACAGGAGCAAATGATTGGAAAGCCGCTAACGCAGCCGCAGCTCCATTATTAAAACTTCGCAATGAAGGACCGCTTGGTGGTGTTTTACTTGAAAGAAACCTTACAAGCGAAAAACTGCTTAACAAAGTAGCAGCTTCTAAATCGTCTGTTAAACAATATAAAGAACTAATCCAAGACGACCCTTCTGGTGTTGCGGCATTGCAAACATATTTTGTTAATGAGCTAACCGCACAAACTCCTGCCGCTAGAGCTGCTTACATTAAGCAAAAGAAGGGAGCATTGCAGGAAGCATTTGGTGGCGACTTTGAAACGCTGGATGCGCTGCAACAACAACAAAAGCGATATGCTCAACTTGCAAGGCTAAGTACTCCTCTTCGTGGTTCTCAAACTGCACCACTTGCTGAATTGTCTCCTAAGATTGGGGCACTTGTTTCTAACAAAGCTCCTCAATC